TGCTAAAGACGCTTGGAATAAGAATAAGTGGCCAGTCAACTGGGGAACAGTCAAATTAACTATTAATCAAATACTGACCATAAGGAACTCTACTAAAAATAAATATAAATTAGCAGAAGAATTCGGAGTAAGTGAAGGAACAATCTGTAACATCAAGACAAGAAGAACATGGAGGAACATCTAATGGTTGATTTCGCGAAAGAAATGGAGAAAAACAAACTAACTGTTGCTGGAGGATCTGCTCTTGGAAAGCTAGGTGAGATACCTGATTTCTTGAAAGCTGACTTCGGCAAGAACACTGGAATGGAGCGTGTCGAACAATCAGATATTCTCCTTCCAAGACTCAGTGTATGTCAAGCACTGTCGCCTCAAAAGAGAAAGTCCCACTCTACTTATATTGAAGGGCTTCAAGAAGGTATGCTCTTCAATACAGTCACTCAACAGATTTATGGAGAAGAAATAGAGATCATTCCTCTATTCTTCTTTAAAAATCGCATCAAGTTTAACCCCATTGATTTAGGTGGTGGCATAGACTGCCAATCTCAAAATGGCATTGATGGCGGTCGTCTGTGCCATAACTGTATGTCTTGTCAGTGGCAGATTTGGGGCAATGGTGCTTCACCAAACTCAGAGAACGCTAATGACCCTCCCAAATGTACGATGTATCACAACTTTATGTCCTTCATTCCTTCGGAAATGGTTCCTGTAGCTATTACGTATAAGGCTACAGGACTCAAGCTTTCGAAGCAGCTTCTTGCTCAACAGAGACTTAGTAGACTCCCAATGTATTCAAGAGTCTTCGCAGTCAAAGTCGTGACTATGAAAGATGGGGACAATGAGTGGTATGAAAAGAAGATTATCCCCATTCGGTATGTTGACGAAGATATGTACAAAGAGATGGAGAGAAATTTTGAAGCTCTCAAATCAATGAGTATCCACGTCGATACTACCGGTGAATCAGAAGACGATTCATTTAACGAAGGCTACAACAGCACTAACCCTCCACCTGAAATGTAACTTAAGACTCGGCAGGGCTGAGTAGCTACTTAGCCCTGCTGAAGATGTGTTTTCTTCTTAATGTTACAAAATGAACAAAAGATTCTTGAGGAGGGTGATGAATGATTGTTTACTGTATTACTCATCTTGAAACAGGCAAAAAGTATGTAGGCGTCACCAAACACACCTTAATCAGACGTCTTAAAGCACATAAAAGAGTTGGAACATATCTGGGAAATCATATAAGGAAATATGGAATTCAGGCATTCACAATTGAACTTATTGAGACATGCGAAACTCTTGATAAAGCTTTTGAACTCGAGATGTATTGGATAGAGAAATTAGATACTCTACATCCAAAAGGCTTTAATATGAATACTGGAGGATGCGGTAGATCTTCATACAAAAACCATGAACTAACTAGTTTAGCGTTATCATTAGCAGGAAGGGGAAGAATAGTTTCTAAAGAAACTAGAGAGAAGATATCTAAATCAAATAAAGGTAGAAAAGGGGGAGTTGGATTAGCTGGACTTCTTATGTCTGAAGAAACAGCTAATAAAATATCAAAAAGCTTAGCTAAGTTATCAAAAGAAAAAGTAGAGTATATTCTTTCTTCTTATAAACGAGGAAGCGAATTATCTAGAGAACTTGGAATTTCTCAATCTCTAATATCTAGAATTAGAAGTAATCCAAATGGCCCTATTTCTACTAAGGAGGGTCTATGGATGAAATAGTCAAAAAGTTTAAAGCGCTTTTTGGAGGGAGCTCCTTAGCTCACGGTACGTACGATAAGTCTACCGGGAGAATGGCTACTATTTCATCTCCAGCAACCGAACTAGATTATGAAAAACATCTTAATGGTGAACTTGGTTTAGGAATCATACCTGTTGATGAAAATGGAAAGTGCTGGTTCGGCGCTATTGATATAGATGTGGACACTATCGATCATAAAGATCTTTATAAAAAGATAAAGGATCGTAATATGCCACTCACTGTATGTAGATCAAAGAGCGGCGGGGCTCATCTGTATGTATTCTTTAAAGAACAACAGGCTGCATCAACAGTACAGAATCTACTAAGAAAATGGGCTAGTTTATTAGGCTATCCTTCTGATACAGAAATTTTTCCTAAACAAACTAAAAGTATTCCTGACAATAAAGGAAGCTGGATCAATCTTCCATATTTTTCGTCTCACAGTACGATGAGATATGCTATAAATAGTAATGGTTCTATAGGTGCAGATGAGTTTGTAACTTCAATAGTTTTCTACAATGGTCATCAGCAGGTAAATGAAAAAGTAACGTCAGATCTTATTCAAATAGATTTGATGCCACCGTGCTTGCGTATCTTAACAGAAGAAGGATTACCAGAAGGACATCGAAACAATGGACTATTCAATTTCTCTGTGTTCTATAGAAAGTCATCGCCTAATGGTTGGGAAGAGAAGATACGAAGTCACAACAAGAATTATGTAAAGAATCCTTTGCCTACATATGAAGTTGAAGCTCTTATAAAGTCAGTCAGTGCACGGCAGTATCAATATAAATGCAATGAAGAACCGATATGCTCTAGATGTGATAGAAAGACCTGTCTAACGCTTCAATATGGTGTCGGATACAAACCTTGGGAAGATGGGGAAAGTTTTGATGATCCCGTTTTTCAGAATCTTCGTAAAATGGACACAAAACCTCCTACCTACATACTTGAAGTAGATTCTATAGATATTCATTTGGATCTTGATGAGTTTATGGTATACGAAAAGTTTAAGAGAAAGATGTTTGAGGAGAACTACGTACTTAGGCCACTAAAACAGTCACAATGGGCTCTTAAAACTAAACAATTGTTATCTTCTAGAGTGGATATTAAGGCTCCTATTGATGCTTCCCTAAAAGGAGCTATACTTACTAAAGTAGATGAATTTTTGTCGAAGCATGATAAGTATCAGAATTCTAGAGAAGATCTAGCTAGAGATAACCCTATTTTAGAAAATGGAAAAGTTAAATTTACTATTGAAGGACTTCAAAAGTATCTTCATGGACAAAGAGTGAAGATAGAAAACTCTAGTCTTTTTCAGTTGCTTATTGGTCACAGGTGTGACTTTGAAACTATGACTATAAAAGGAAAGAGATTCAATATTCTTTATATAGATCTTGAGCTTGTGAATCGTCAAACAGAACCATTTACGCCAGCAAAATTTGAACGAGAGGAGCCTGAAATATGATAACAGTGCGCGGAAGAGAATGGGCCATTCTTTGTGATTTGATCACTCCAAGTGAACAACGCGAAATCGAAAAAACAATCTTTAGTATGGCTATGAAGCCTCGAGCAATAGCCTTTAATGAAGAGGCGTTGGAACCTGAATTGAGAGATAAAGTTAGGAGGTTGCTTGATATTAGGACTTGAAAAATTGCTTAAAATAATCATCCTATGATCAAGAGTTGTCTATTGCGTGAATTCTAGAGATCCGAGGTGACGGGTGCAGGGATTAATGATAAGTATATCATTACCAGAAATTGCACATACACTTAGGAGAAAAGGAGACATATGGGACGCAAAACTTGGTGGCAAAAAGCACTCGAAAAAAAAGAACAAGAAGAAGCACAGAAACTAAAATCTTCACTAGTATATCAATCTGAAAAAAGAAAAAGAATTGAAGAAGCTTTACAAAAGGAGAAAATTAATGGACATTCACATTCGTCTAACGCAAAAAGAACTTGACAACGCAAGACTTATGGCTATTCAACATAAGAAAACTGTCAAGGATCTTATTCAAGAAACTGTCAGTAGTATTTTGAGTGGTCAAGCAGCTTACATCATGTTGGTACCAGCTCCACCTGCAGAGGTGATAGAAAATGTGAGAGAAGCTGTCAACCGAGTAATTAACAAAGAAAGGAGTTACATTTATGTTCCTGACAACAGATCCTAAAACAGGGATCCTTTATCGAGAAAACACTTTTGATAAGTGGATTCTTAATGAAAGTAGAGGATACTTTCCTCTAGGTCTGAACTCGCATGATAAAGTATTAGATATTGGAGGTCACATAGGTTGTTTTGCTTCTAGAGTAAAATTAGAAAAAGAAGTACCAGTTGTATCTGTTGAACCAGAATCTTCTAATTATGAAGTTCTCTTAGCTAATTCTAAAAAGTTTAACTTTATGTCTATGAGATTCGCAGTAACTGCTGACGATAAACACGGTAAAGAAATTCAACTATATGTTAATCCTCTTAAGAATAATGCTTTACATAGTTTAGTACCTGTTAGAGGAAGACCTACTCAAAATATTGATGCTTTTGGTTTCAATATCTTACTATTTAGATATGAACCTACGATAATAAAGTGTGATATAGAAGGTGGAGAATATGATCTTCCTTGGTTATCTTTAGAAAGGTGGCCTCAGATACGTATGGTTATAATGGAACTTCACTTAACTCATAAAGGTCATAGAGTTAAGGCTAAAGAAATGTTAGATTTGTTCTACAGTATGAGGTTTGAGCTTAAGGGAAGAAAGCCTCATATTGGTGAGAAAAACTGGACGACACTCACTAAGTGGGAAAGGTAATATGGACATTGAGTGGATTGCTTTAGATGAATTTGAGTTTGAACAAGATATGGAGCTATTTCTAGATTTAGTAATCAAATCTAGAAATCAAGACTTCATAAAGTCAATTGAAACTATTCTTGAGAGAAAGGAGAAAGAGGATGATGTATGACCCGCATGAAACCTATAATCCTAATTTTCCTGAA